TTGCTAACTCCCGCTTCATGGGGTGTACCAAGAACAAGCGAGCAAGAACGGGTGTTACCTCTTCCCCTATGACAGAGGTACGGTTTGCGGGGGATATCGCCCGCTATGTGGAGCAAGAATGACCTTCAAGATCGGCGAGGAAATGGGTAACCATGTATGGAACGGAGAGCATTGGGTACTCAATCCTAATTGTTTACCGTGGACTCCGGATAATGTTACCACGCTGTCTAGACTACAGGCAGAGCTGGCTGCTGATATTGAACAACGGAAGCTGCGTCGCCGGCTAGACGCGGCTAAGGCGGCAATCAATATCAACCCCGCCGCCGCGTGGCCTACGGGCTACATCCCGGACAAGTTCATCCGTAAGCCCCAGTCAGCAGCAGATGCTTGGTGGGAAGGGGAAGATAGGGCACTCAAAGCGCGGGTTGCCATATCTAGACGGGTAAGGATACGTGCTCGTATCTACAACGTCTTGTGTGCATCCGGGCGCAATCCCTACTCGGCGTCCTTACTGGCTACCGACGTGATTGATATCCTTAAGGAGGAAGGTGTACTGTGAACAAGCTCGTTATTGATGAGATCCTAGACCCTCATACTATTGTGGTTGAGGGCATCACATACGCGGCACATCCGTACCGCGACTGTGGAGTGCACGACAATAGTGTGTGCGCGTTTTTCAGCAGGACTGAATCCTGCCACACCATCCCCTGCCTTGCTAATCAGATGCGCAAGTTGGGAAACAATGACCGCAAGGATGTGATATGGCTGGAGAAGGCATGAAAGTATATCTTATCGGATCACTACGCAACTTCCAGATTCCTCTACTGGCGACATATCTGCGAAAGAATCTCTGCCACGCAGATGAGGTCTTTGATGACTGGTATGCTGCAGGCCCGGAAGCTGACGACAAGTGGATGGAGTACGAGAAGGATCGTGGGCACACGTTCATTCAGGCGCTCGATGGTTACGCCGCCACCCATGTGTATGAGTTCGACAAGACCCATCTGGATTCCTGTGACGTTGCCGTCATGGTGATGCCTGCAGGAAAGAGCGCGCACTTGGAGCTGGGATACTGCGCAGGAAGGGGCAAGCGTACTATTATCCTCATGAATGGGGAACCCGAACGCTTCGATGTCATGTACAAATTCGCAGATCATGTGGTGACTTCATGGCCGGGCCTCCTGGAAGTTCTGTAACTAGTAAGGTTCCCAGTGAGCCCGCCGCATACTGCATCCCGATCTACACACAAGCATACTCTGCTGTGCGTGCAGCCAGTCAATTGCTGCAAGTGGGAGGGTGTGCTACGTGCCGCGCTGTGGATTATCCCATCAACTGCAAAGGATCTAGTGACCCCGCCTTCGGGGCTAACTGCGTAGGATATTTCAGATGAGCTACACCACCTTTGATATAGAGACGACAACCAAGTTTCTGTTCGGTCGTAAGGCTAGCCCGTTTCACAAAGAGAATTGGGTGGTGACGCATGCATTCAAGAACAAGGATGGGGCTGTTACCGAACACCGCTTTGGTAAGCAGAGGCCGGGACCGGGCTGGTTGCGCCCCGTGCTGGCTAGTACTCGGTTACTTGTTGGGTTCAACATCAAATTCGATGTACTCCATGCACTGCAAGACAGTGACAATCTTGAAGCGTGGATGGATTATGTTGTTGGTGGCGGTCGCATCTGGGATTGCCAACTCGCCGAGTACCTCCTCTGTGGCATGGATCAACCCAACCAGATGCTCTCTCTGGATGAGGTCGCCCCTCGGTACGGGGGAAACGTCAAGGTTGATGAAGTAAAGGCGCTGTGGAATGCGGGCGTGCAGACCGAAGACATCGACCCCGAACTACTGTCCCGCTACCTATGCGGCGGTAAGGATGAGACAGGCACGTATCAGCTAGGTGATATCGAGAACACCGAGAAGATCGCCTTAGGTCAGATACAGCGTGCCCGGGAATGTGGTCAGCTTAACTCCATCTTGCTGAATATGGGCGCACTCATGGCGTCTATCGAGATGGAGCGCAACGGTCTATACGCAGACAAGGCCCTAGGTATTGTCCTGGCAGGCGAGCTAGAAACACTCATCACCGAACTGCGGGCTGGCTTGAATGCGTACCTGCCGCATGATCTCCCATTCGACTTCAACTGGGGCAGCCGAATACATAAGAGCGCTCTTATCTTCGGTGGCACTGTGTACTACGAGGGCATGGAGTATGTCCATGCCGACGGCACAGGCACGGAGTGCGGAGAGTGGGATGCTTTGTGCGGGTTCGGTACGCCCTCTGAGTACAAGCCTCTGACCTACCCCCAGAAGGATGCTGTCTGTGTTCAACCCAACACAGAAGTACTGACCGACCCCCAGAAGGAAACATGCAAGCGGCTTGAAGTAATCCCCGGATATATCACACAGGAAGACGCCAAGGCAGCAGGTATTCCTGTGCTACGCTTCTCAAGCGGGAAGCGGGAGGGCGAGGCCAAGACCAAGGCAGTCAAGGTTCCTGATACTACCCGCCCCAAGAAGCGCAAGTGTAGTATTGCGTATACATTCCCTCGCATGACTGAACCCAAGAAGGCATGGGAGTCCGCAGAGAAGGGTGTGTATTCGGTGGCAGAGGAAGTCATCGAAGAGCTGAAGCTGCGAGGCATCCCCTTCGTCAAGGCCCTGGCTACACTGCAGAAGGCAGTGAAGGATCTTGGCACGTACTTCATCGTGACGGATGCGAATGGTAAGCAGAAGGGAATGCTTACCTTGGTTGGTGAGGATGGGATCATCCATCATAGCATCAACCATACCAGCACAATCACGGGTAGATTGTCGGCATCCAACCCCAACAGCCAGAACTTTCCGAAGGGTAATCACTCTAAGCTCAAGCTGGTGTTCTGCTCTCGGTTCGGCGCCGATGGCAAGATCATCCAGTCTGACTTCAGCGCCCTGGAAATCTACATCCAGGCTATCCTTACCCAGTGCAAGCAACTGATCGACGACCTGAAGGCGGGCCTGGATATGCACTGCCTGCGACTCGCCAACAAGGAAGGCATGCCGTATGATGAAGTATATGCACTATGCAAAGGGGACAAGTATTCCGAAGAGTGGGACTACAAGCGGACGGGTGCCAAGATGTACTCCTTCGCGGCTGCTTATGGTGCAGGGGATGCCAAGATTGCCGCAGACAACGATATGTCCGTGGATGAAGTGGCCGCGTTCCGAGCTGCCGATGATTCGCGTTATCCTGAAATACCTGCTTACTACGAAGACCTCACCGAGCGTATCAAGGCCAATCGCAAGCCCACAGGTACAGCTATCCCCCACCCAGATTGCCCGGGAGTTATGTGCAACCTTGGACGCAGCACCTACCGCACACCCGACGGTAAGTTGTACTCTTACAGCGAGCACCCGGCCCCCGAATACTTGGTGAGGCGCCGTACCTACCAATCCTTCTCCCCCACTGAGATCAAGAACTATGTGTCCCAGGGTGAGGGTGGGGAGTGGATGAAGGCTGCTATGTATATGGCAGTACGGATGTTCTACAAGTACCGCAACTTTGGCGGCATGGCCCTTCTGGTGAACACTGTGCATGACGCGCAGTATGTGGACGCTCACAACTCTGTAGCATTCGATGCCGCATGTGTGCTGCATGCGTGCATGGAAGCGGCCAACGACTATATGGAATACATCTTCGACTGGAAGATCCCCGTGCCGGTCCCGTCAGATACCTCCTGGGGCCTGACCATGAAGGATGAAGAGAAGATCCCGAGCCTCAAGGAAGAGGCCAACAAGTATCGCACTATCATCCGGGATGAATTCCTGGGTGGTTATATCCCCTCTTTTGCTCAGTAAGGATTACACCATGGTTGACTTCACCAAGCTCGCTTCTGCTGCCGCTGCTGCCGGCCTCGATCAATCCATCGTCAAGCAAGGCGGCGCCGACTATGTGCCCCCGGCCGCTGGCCCCTGCCGCCTGCGCCTTGTGGGCTATATCGAACTCGGCAAGCACAAGGGCGAGTGGCAAGGCAAGGCTAAGATCAACACGAAGGTTGCCATTACCTTCGAGGTATCTGGCCCGAAGCATCCTCCCACTGTGATGGAGGATGGCACCAAGGTTCCGCACCTCATTACGATCAACGAGAACCTGAGCCAGTCCGACAAGGCGCGCTTCTTCAAACTGTTCCGCATCCTCAACTACGCAGGCGATGCCCAGCACATCGTCGGCCTTCTGGGCCGGGCGTACAAGGGCACGATTGTCCACCGCAAGTACAAGGCATCCAACGGGGAGGAGCGCGTATCTCCTGAGCTGTATGACAAGGAAGCCGGTGCTTGGACGATTGCGTCTCCCAAGTATGAGGTGGTGAATCCCGACGATCACGAGGAGCCTGGCCCCACGGGGGAGTTCCGGGACCTGACCGTGGCCCCGCCGCTTACCCCACTCAAGGCATTTATCTGGGATCTTGCGGACATGGAACAATGGGCCAGCATCTTCATCGAGGGTGAGTACCCTGAGCGCAAGAACGACAAGGGCGAGGTTACCGCGCCGGCCAAGTCCAAGAACAAGTATCAGAATATGATCCGAAGCGCGGTGAACTTTCAAGGCAGTCCTATCTACAATCTGCTGGCATCTGGTGGCCACTCCCTGGATATCCCGGATGCTGAGCATCCCGAGGATACTGGGGATGACGGTCTGCCCGACGATGCCCCGCCCAGCAAGCCGGCAGCTACCACTCCGGCGCGCAGTAAGGCCGCCGTTGCGGACTCCCTGAACGGTATCGTGTAATGGATCTCGTGGCGCTAGCTCAGAAAGCTAGCGCCCTCTGCCCAATGGACACTAGTCCAGTCGAGGGGAGGGTGCTGCTTATTGATGGTGATGCCCTTGCTTATTACTGTGCCGGAAACGACGACACCAGTATCGAGCAAGCTCGCATCAATGTTAAGGAACGAGTATCCACTGCGGCTAAGGCCGCCTGTGCGGAAGAGGTATTCATTCTAGTTACCATGCCCGGCAGCCCGAAGGGGGATCGGTATGCAATCGCTAGGTGCGAACCCTACCAAGGGCAGCGTACCGGGAGTAACCGCCCGAAGAACTGGGAGTATATTCGGCAGATGCTGAACAGTACCGCTATCGACTACGCAAGCGGGAAAGCTGTTGTCTGGCATGAGAATTACTTCGAGGCCGATGATATCTTCAAGCGTATGCATGATACCTACGGCCCCGAGAATATCGTTATCCTCACTCAGGATAAGGATATGCGGATGATCCCCGGTCTTCATATGGACTGGCAGGATTACAGCATGTTCCGCCTAGGTGCCGATGTGTGGCACGCAGAGCACAACGGCAAGGTATACGGCAGGTCTTGGTTCTGGCATCAGATGATGCATGGGGACGACGCGGATAACATCCCTGGCATCCCATGGTATACTGATGGATCAGTCTACAAGTCGGGCCCGAAGAGGGGGCAGATCAAGCATATCCCTGTGGGTAAGAAGGCTGCTATTCTAGAACGTATCCCCGAGATTGGGGATGATACTAGGATGTGCGAATTCCTCCTTCCTCTGTACCAATCGTGCTATGCGGATTACTTCCTGGCTTTGTGCGCAATGCTTGAACAAGGCATCCTGCTGTGGCTACGCAGTGACCCCAACAAGTTCGATGTGGCAGCCCCCGGCAACCCCCTGGAGGAGTTAACCACTATTCCCGAGTGGCCTGCCATTGCGAATGAATTCAATGCCAGGGCGGCGGAGGTTGTATATGCGCAGGCTTAAGAACTCAGAGTTACCCGAGTGGCGCACGGGCCGTATCAAGGCCAATGGCGGCCGCTGCGGACTATGCCAGAACCCTATCAAGGTTCCGTGTGCAGACCACGATCATGAAACAGGACAGATGCGGGATACCATCTGCCGATCCTGCAACAGTGGCCTCGGCCAGATCGAACGTGCAGTAAAGCGGTTCGGTATCCCTAACCTTCCAGCCTTCCTGCATGGGGCAGTCACCTATTTGCAGCGACACTCAACGCCGCAGCACGATCTCTACCATCCGACCTTCAAGACAGACGAAGAGAAGAGGGTAGCCAGAAACGCAGCCGCGAGAAAGCGGAGGCAGAACACGAAGGAATAATAATGAGCGGCCCTAAGATCGGTTTACTTGATATCGAGACTGCCCCCCTTACTGCGGCAACGTGGGGGTTGTGGGATCAGACTATAGGACTTAATCAGATACATGAAGAATGGACTCTGTTGTCCTACTGCTTCAAGCCCCTGGGCGGAAGCAAGCGCAGCATCGAATATCAGGACAACCGCGATGCCGCTCATCCTCGTGATGATTCCAAACTGATTCATCGTCTGTATGAGATTCTGAATGAGTATGACGTAATCGTTGCACACAACGGGAAGCGGTTCGATCTCAAGAAGATCCGGGCTCGCTTCCTTCTCCTGGGGTACAAGCCCTATAGTCCTGTCAAGGTGGAAGATACCCTGCTTATGGCAAAGCAAGTGGCAGCCTTCACTAGCAACAAGCTGGAATGGCTGAGCACCTACCTGTCCACTGTACCCAAGAGCAAGCATCGGGAGTTTCCAGGCTTCGAGCTATGGGCTGAGTGTCTGAAGGGTAACCCGAAAGCCTGGGCTGCCATGAAGAAGTACAACATCCCGGATGTTACCAGCATGGAGCAGGTATACTTAAAGCTACGTCCGTGGGTGCAGGGTGCTGTCAATGTTGCTATCTATGACAACGACGATGACACTATCTGCTGCCCAGTATGTGGCTCTAGTAACATCCAACAGGATGGCTGGACCTATACTCAGACTGGCAGATACAAGAGGTATCACTGCCTGGATGATTCCTGCGGGGCGTGGTCGCGCAGCCGCTACACAATGAACAGTAAGGACAAGAGGAAATCCCTCTTGGTTGCTTAACCCTTGCACAGATGCAAACACGCGCATCTGTGCGCATCGGAGATTGTATGACTAAGGCGATTGATGTGCAGGTTGGTGGCGGCCACTACAAGGACATGAAGATCCAGCCGATTGAATTCTGCCACGCTAACGGCATCCCTTTCGTGGAGGGGAACATCATCAAGTATGTGTGCCGGTGGCGCAGTAAGAATGGTATCGAGGATTTGAAGAAGGCCCGGCATATGCTTGATCTGCTGATTGAGTTGGAACAAGGCATCCAGGATATGGCGTGTACTCAAGCCCCCACGCGGTCCTGCACTTCCTGCGGTAACTTACAGCCGCGCGGATGCGCGCAATCAGCCGCCCGCGCCTGCACCGGTTATTCCGCGTGGGTGCCACGTAATGCGTAAGACCTCCTACCATCCCCTCGCCCTAACCTTTGCTATCTGCCTGTGGCATGCCAAGGACAACCTGCATTCTGGTGTGGCTGGGGTAATGGACGAGCAAGACATCTTCGTGCTATTGTCCGAACTGGGGCAGCAGTATGATTGGGCTGACGAGAAGCAAGCAGACCTGTATGCCCGGATTGCAGAATCCATGCAGACTCTAGACCCCTGTACCTTCATTGGGATGCAGGCAGCAATCACTGAATGCCTTTTGCGTAACGAAAGAATCTATGGCTGACTATCCCTTCCCCAAAGCAGTTGACTTCGAGAACCTCTCGGCCAAGGCCAAGAAGAACTTCAACCCCGAGGGCTGGCTATTGCAGCCCAAGTGGGATGGGTGCGCCATGGTGGTTACCGCGGATCGCGAAGGTAATGTGTGTGGCAGGACGGCTAGCAACAAGCTCGTTCAGTCTTGCGATCATATCCTGCAATATGTCAAGGATAATCTAGGCAGCGGTGTCTATGCCATGGAAGTATGGCGCCCCGCTACGATGTTCCAGGATATTAGTGGGATGTTCCGGACACACGCTGCCCAACCGGGCCTTGTAGCCCGCATATTCGATGGCTGGGTGGAGAAGGATCAGGAGTCCTCGTATAGCACGCGAATGGACCGTATCCACATGCGCCTGCCATTCTCTGGCCCCGTTCAAGATGCTAGCGTGATGTCCGTGCCCTTCACTACCTGGGATAAGGCATGGCAACTTGCGCGCTTCTGGCAGGCACAGGGTGGGTACGATGGGTGCATCCTGCGCAACCCCAACGCACAGTGGGTGGAGGGCCGCAGCAAGGGTGACGTGGTTAAGCTGAAGCCCCTAACCGATTGGGATCTTCGGGTCACGCACATCAAGGCTACCGTGGGCGAGAAGACAGGACGGCCCACGGTGGCCCTTGGCTGCGCCTGGAAGGCGGGGCAAACGCAATACGTGGCCACTGGCCTCAACCACGAAGAGCAAGCCAACGCTGAGCGTTTTGTGGGCTCCATTGTTACAGTTCGGGGCATGGGCCTGACGGCGGATGGCTTTGTCCGGGAGCCCCGATACATCTGCGTCCGCGAGGACAAACTAGCAGCAGACTTCTAAGGAACTACATGACACTGTATAGCCAAGTTGAAGTAGAGCAACTGATGTACCACGGTGGTATCGAACGCGCCGTTGCATCTATTACTCGTGCAGAAACTACAGGACAAGCCAACACCACTCCTTACGCCAAGGAGATTATGGATACGTATGTCCTCCCTTTGGCAGCGCTGATACAGAAAGAACTGGATACGAAGCGTGCAGGCAAGATGCGCGCTCACGCTCAACTGCTATGTGAACTAGACATCGAAGCTGTTGCTGCCTTGTCTGTCCGGTCTGTACTCAATACCCTAATGCAGTCACCGAAGGCTGGTCTACGCACACTAGCCAATCATATCGGGACAACCATCCACCACGAGCTAGTTCTTACTACCTTCGAGGAGAGTTGCCCCGATCTGTACCATACCCTGGTGCATGACTTCCAGCGTCGGCTATCCAAGAACGAGCGCCACCGCATGACAGTGTTCCGCCTTCAGGCCAAGGAGAACGGCATCTGGATTCCGGACTGGCAGGTTGGTAGCCGGGATCAGGTGGGTATGTGGTTGATGGGGCAGCTCGAAGATATCGGCATGCTTTCCATCGAAGAGCCCGTGATGTCCAAGGGCAAGCAACTGGATAGGGCAGTGATGCTAGATGAGCAGATCATCGAACGCATCAACAAGATCAAGTCCTTTGTGGCAGTGACCATGCCGAAGTACGGACCTTGCGTAGAGCCTCCGAGGGATTGGACATCGCCCAATGACGGCGGCTTCCACACAAAGGAAATGCGCCGGTGTCATCCCACCCTGGTTCGCCACCGCTTGGCTCGCCGAGATATCTACACCAAGGCAGACATGCCCATCGTGTTAGATTGTGCCAATGCCCTACAGCGCACGGCATGGCGTGTCAACACCAAACTAGTTGACGCCATGCTCAAGGCGGCGGAATACTTCTCAGTCGGTGAGGTAACATCCCAAGTTGCACCGCCGCAACCGGCCAAACCTGACTGGCTAGTCAATGCAACCACACCAGCTAGCGAGTGGACAATACCCGACCAACTGCTGTTCAAACAGTGGAAGCGTAGAATGGCGGAATGGCACACAGCTATGAAGCTGCGCACTTCTCTGTTCACACGGTTCTACGCCATCACCCGCAGTGCTGCAATGTACCGTGACTACCCCGCTATCTACTTCACGTACTTTGCGGATAGCCGGGGCAGGTTCTATCCGATGACGTATGGCATGAACCCCCAGGGCACAGATGCACAGAAGGCCGCTCTGGAGTTTGCAGAGGGGAAGCCCCTGGCTACTGCGGATGCCGTGAAGTGGTTCTTGATTCAAGGCGCCAACAAGTGGGGTTTCGACAAGGCCACCCTGGCAGATAGGCAACGATGGCACGAGGAGCATCATGAACAGATCCTTTCCTTCGCATCTGACCCAATTAGCAACAACGGGTGGAAGGATGCGGACAGCCCATTCCAGTTCCTCGCATGGTGCTTCGAGTACGCTGAGTGGCAGGAGAATCCCAACTTCGTCAGCCGCCTGCCCATCAGTATGGACGGTAGTTGCAACGGCTTGCAGAATCTCAGCGCGATGCTTCGGGACGAGGTTGGAGGACAGGCCACTAATCTGACACCCAACACAGTGATGCAGGATATCTACCGGAAGGTGGCGGAGGCCGCATACTCTCGGATATCCGCTGCATCCTACACAGACCCTACTCGGGAATCCATTCGCCGCAAGTGGGTGGAACACGGCATCAAGCGGTCGGTGGTGAAGCGCTCTGTGATGACCACACCATATGGTGTTACGCGGCGCAGTGCACAGGACTATGTGATCTCGGATTACTTGGCGAAGGGTGAGGCGGAGTGTTTCGCCAAGGAGGAATTCTCTGAGGCCGCCAGTGTCCTGATGGAACATGCGTGGCCTGCAATTGGTGATGTGATTGTCAAGGGGCGGCAGGCTATGGAATGGTTGCACAAGGGCGCCCGCGTCATCATGAAGACGCCGGACAAGGAACAACCTATCATCTGGTGGACGACGCCATCGGGATTCCCCGCAGCACAATCATACTACTCAGTGGAACTGCATCGCATCAACTCCAGACTGCATGGCCCAGTCAAGATTCGGGTGTTGTCAGAGAGGGATGAGCCCGACATTGCGCGGCACGCGTCTGGTCTAGCCCCTAACTTCGTGCACTCCCTAGATGCTGCACACCTACACCGTGTTACGGCCAAGGCCAAGACCCGGGGTATAGATTCCCTGGCCATGATCCATGATGACTACGGGACGCATGCGGCAGATGCCCAGGCGCTGTTCCACCTGATCCGCGAAGAGTTCGTGCTCATGTATAACGAGCATGATCCTCTTGAAGAGCTGCGGGCCAAGTACCCCAGGCTACCTATTCCGCCTGCCAAGGGATCACTTGATCTCGATGGTGTATTGAAATCAGACTTCTTCTTCTCGTGAGGTAATCATGGCACAGTCATACCCGCCGACGCAACACCAACAAGAACAAAAGCAGGAACCAAAGACATACGCCCGCATGTCGCGTGAAGTATACGAACGATTCGAGAAGCAGTTCCCTCCTATCACGACACCTAAGAGCGACACCGAGTCTGCATATAGCCTGGGTATTCAGGCCGTGCTGTCGGCCCTGCGTAAGGACATCGTCATATCATGAGAGTTGCATTTAGCACCGAGCTTCCAGCTATCGTATGCGCGCTGAAGAAGCTACAGGATAAGAGCACTGCCCCGCAGATGCCATTCTCTAGTTTGGGTAAAGCAGGACATAGTATCCTCAAGTGGATCGAGGACGGGGATGCCTGGATCGTTGGGGACTACTTCATAGCAGTAACCAAGGGAACCATGTGGTACTCTGAGGAACCAATGCTATTCGAGCATCTGGTTATTAGGCTGTATAACACCAACCAGAATTCAATCAGTACCGTTACTGACTTTCTAAAAGCGCTATGCGTTACGGAGGGTTGCGCGGCTGTTGTCGTTGGGGATGCCCAGTTCGGCCGCATGATCCCGGTCTACAAAGATGCGGGTTTCTCTGAAGTAGGAACTCAACTTATATGGAGTCCGTAACATGGGATATTTAAATGAGACAATCGACCGCGCAGTTAATGGTGTAGGGGAAAATACCCTCAATATTATTACAGGCGGGCAGTACGGAGTAACACGCAAGGCCGGCAGTGTAGCCAATACCCCTATCCGCAAGAAACAAGAAGAGCGCGCGGCGCAGGTAGCAGCACAGGCCGCAGCCATGCAGGATGCAGCGAGACGGCAGCAGATTGACATTTTGTCCCAGGCCAAAGCCGCCGCAGATACGCAAGCTGATCTAGCTATGCGCCAGGCTATCCAAGACAAGGTAGCAGAGCAACGCGCCACCGCCACTCCTGGTGAGGTAGACGTGGCATTGTCCGCCACACCGGATCAGCCGCAGTCTGCTATCCGGGCAAAGCGCCGTAAGCAGTTCGGCTTCGATTCGAGTGGCTATAGTCCGGGGGTGTCGCTATGAAAGAACTACCATCACAGTGCTGGACCCGGATGGATGGCGAGCGCTCCCCACTGATGATGCGCACAGAACGTCTAGCGGCCCTGACTCTGCCACATGTGTGTTTGCCACTGGGCATGAACCATGAGGCTACCACTATCACATATGATACAGGTAGCATGGGTGCACAGGCAGTCACCTTCTTGGTCAACAAGTTAGGGCTTACCTTGTTCCGCCCAGGTGTCCCCTTCTTCCGGCTCAGTCCGGATAAGGAGGGCGAGAAGGCTATCGCCCAGAATGGCCTGGACATCAATACGATGGCCGAGGAACTCAACAAGGCAGAGCTTGCGGCTGTGAAGGAGCTAGACCGTTCTGGTCAGCGCCCTAAGTTGACCCAGATTCTAGAGCACCTTGTTGTTGCGGGGAATGTCCTGATGATTGTCGAGGAGGACTACATCCGCTGTATGGGCCTTCGGCATTGGGTTGTAAAGCGCAACTACAAAGGCGACGTGCAGAACCTTATCATCCGGGAGGAGATGTGCGCAGATGAGCTGGAGGATGGTGTACTTCAGGCAGTTCAGGAAATCCGCCCAGACATCCTAACTAATCCAGATACCAAGGTATGCTGGTACAAGTGTATTTACCGTAAGGGCAAGTACTACACCCTGGAGCAATGGATTGATGATATCCAATTACCCGAGAACTTCAACGGTAAGTGGCCCATCAACAAGTGCCCATATCGTGTAGCTACCTGGGCGCTCCCCGATGAAAGCAACTACGGCTTCGGCGTTGTCCAGCAATACTGGGCGGACTTGGAGGCATGCAGTGCGCTTAACGAGGGGGTTACTGACGGTGGTGTTCTTGCTTTGGAAATGCGATGGGGCGTAGACCCCTCCGGAATGACTCGGGCGGAGGATCTTAACAAGACTGCTAACGGGGACTTTGTTAACGCCCGCAAGGATGATATCAATCCAATCTTCGGCGGGAATCCCCAGGCAATCGCTGCAGCGGATAATGTTCTTCAGCGTATAGAGCGCCGCATCTCGGCGGGCTTCCTAATGCAGCACGGGATTACCCGCAATGCAGAGCGAGTTACAGCAGAAGAGGTGCGCATGCAGGCCCTTGAGCTGGAGACTGCGTACGGTGGGAGCTATACCGCAGTGGCCAAGGATGTGCAAGAGCCTGTTGCTAATTGGACACTGAAGCTATCGGGGAATCCTCTGGATGGCACCGGCCTACAGGCCACTGTAATCACTGGTCTAGATGCGCTCACCCGCAACGCGGAACTGGAATCCCTGCGTGCAGCATTCGGGGATCTACAGATGACGAACCAACTCCCGATTCCGCTACAGCAGCGGATCAAGTGGAATGGCCTATCTGGCTTTGTTGGCGCCGGCCGTGGCGTTAAACTCAGTTCCTTCATCATGACGGATTCGGAATACTCCCAAGCCCTTCAGCAATCCCAAGCTGCCCGTGTTCAAGAACAAGGCGCAGTAGCCGCCAATCAAGCAGCAGCCGATGCGGCTGTGCAATCTCAAGGACAGTAAATGCAACACTTCACTATTACCCGATTCGCCTCATTCCTTGGCTCCTTGTTCGCTAGCTATCTGGATGATCCTGATGGTGCGCCGCCGGTTGTTCCGCCCGGAGACAACCCGGTAGTCCCTCCGGCTGGTGATCCACCCAAGGTTGCGCCCCCGAAGGATGCACCCCCGGCAGCAGACCCCCTCGACCTTACCAAGCCGGCCGTACCCGCAGCTACGCCAGAGGCTGAATTCGAGCCCACAGGTGATCCGGGTCTTGATCTGGCCCTAGAGTTCTTTGCATCCAAGGGCATTGGTGCTGACCACAAAGCGCTACTCGCCGCGCAGAAGGGGGACTTCGCACTGCTGGAAGCTACCCTGTCTGTTATGGGAGACAAGGCCAAGGGGTGGGAGAAGTTCCTCGCTCTCGGCAAGCGGTCCTATGAAACGGTCAAGACGCAAGCAGAGGCCAAGGTAACCGCCGCTAAGAAGGACATCGAGGATGCAGTAGGCGGAGCAGAAGAATGGACTGCCATACGTACCTGGGCATCTCAGGCAGGCACTGAGCAGGACCGCCAGGAAGCTACGGCAGCCTTGCGCGCTGGCGGGGTGCAAGCCAAGGCCATGGCCCTGTATCTGCAGAGTGTCTACCGTAAGGTGGCAGACATTAAGGTTCCTGGTAAGGTGGCAACCGACCATGCATCCGGCCGGGCACCTGTGGCGCAGCCAATGACGGCGGTTATGTATGCAAATCAAGTGCAGGCACTGCGCTCGAAGTACGGGGATATCGACAATCACCCAGAGTATATAGCACTGCAGGCGCGACGCTCTGCCGCAAGGGCTGCGGGGATTTAAATTAGTACCGTTATCGACATTCCATCCGGGCTGTCTAACCAATAGGAGAAAACAACATGGCATTTGACGCCTATGATATTACGCGGCCCGGTCAGGCGAATGGCGCTGGCGGTGTTCGTGCGAACCACCTAGAAGAGTTCGGCGGCCTTGTCCAAGGCACGCTGGAACGTATGTCGGTTTGCGCCCCGCGAGTTCCCATCCGCTCTGTGCGCGGCACTTCGGTGATGAGCAACTTCGGTGTCGGCAAGTCCACGGTTAGCAAGATCACTGTCGATGGCTCCGCACCGCAAGCCACGAGCCAGAACAAGTTCGGCAAGACCTCGTTCGTGATCGACACTACCATCCTGGCACGCGCCGTCCTGCCTCTGCTGGAAGTGTTCCAGACGAGCTACGACGCCCGCGCTGAGATTGCCACCGAGCATGGCAAGGAACTGGCGAAGCAGTATGACAGCACCTTCTTCATCCAAGCCACCAAGGCGGGTCTGCTGACGGCCAACAAGTTCGGCCTCACTGCTGCGGGTCATACCGGCGGTACGCAGATTACCTTCAGCGGTGCCAGCGATCACCTGGACCCCAGCCTTCTGTACCAGTCGATTGTCGACCTGGTCACGGGTATGCAACTCAAGGACGTTGATCCTGTTGGTGATGGCATCATCATCGGCGTTTCTCCCACCGAGTTGGCAACCCTGTCCATGGCCGAGCTGCTCATCAATGGGGAGTATATCACGGCTACTGGCAACAAGGTGCCCGGCCTGATGCTGAAGGCATATGGTATCCCTGTTGTGGGTAGCAACAACTTCTGTGGTGGCCAGAACATCACGGGCCATCTGCTGTCCAATGCCGATAATAGTAACGCCTACGACGGTGATTTCACGAAGGTGGTTGCTACGGCATTCGCCCCGAAGGCACTCATTGCCGGCGAGACTATTCCGCTCACCAGTGATGTGTTCTGGGACAAGGTCAGCAAGCAATGGTTCATTGACTCCTACCGTGCATACGGCGTCGCCCCCTCTGTCGCGGCGTTCGCGGGCTGTGTCCTGAAGCCGTAATCCCCTTGCCTTGGTAGGCAACTAGCTGGTGCACTTTACGCACCCAAAGCCTCGGACTACACTAACACTGTAGTGCCGGGGCTTTTCGGCTTTGGAGAAAAGCATGCTAAAACTCGCGGTACTGAATGAATGTATTGCGCTGCTGGGGCAGGCGCCTCTTGTCAGCATCACAGATAACCATCCGCTTCGCGCGCCCGCCATTGCAGCGCTGTCGGCCAAGAACACCTTAGTGCAACAGCGTGGATGGTGGTTCAATCAAGAGACAATCACGGTATCCCCGGATACTACAGGTAAGATTATTCTACCTGGGGATTGCATCAAGGTGCAGGGCGATATTGGACTGGCGAAGCGCGGGCCTATCTTGTACGACTTGGTAAATAGTACGGATCTATTCGCTGCAGAACAGACCCTATCTATTGTTCGCTTGTTGGACTTTGAGTTGCTCGAAGAAGTAGCTGCAGAGTATATCTGCGCCCTTACTCTGGCACAGTTCCAACTGGATTACGACGGTGATAGTGATAAGCAGAGCAAGATCCTCAGACGCGCGGAGATGGCGAGGATTGAGCTTAATGCCGAGCACACCAGACAATCCCGCATCAATAGGATTACGGATAGCTTCGCTATCGGGTATATCAGTAGCATTAGGAATTCACTGCGGTATCCAATCCGCTAAGGAGATACGATGAAAGTCTCTGACTCCTACCCATCGTTGGTGCAGGGTGTATCCCAACAGGCACCCGAGACGCGCGGCCCTGGCAGGATGACAGAGCAAGTCAACATGCTCCCTGATCCTGTGTATGGTATCACCCGCAGACGCGGCACAGTATTCCTGTCTGATACGGATGTGGGCGCGGCCTCTGGTTTGGCTGCCGCAATAGAGGACACAAAGAAGTGGCGCACGCTGTCGTTCAACAACGGCGCAGTAGATATTGATCTGCTATACCGCACCGACGCCACAGCTTCCGCCCTTAATCCGGTGTACGCGTATGACCGCACCAACCGCCGCTTCCTTAACTACTCCCGCAATTCCGTGGATGCTGTTCTGGATTCCCTCACCAGCTCTGGCGTCGGGGCCATTGTGTCGGTAGGCAAGTATGTGTTCGCAGCCCCTAACTCAGGGGCCACAACGCTGACCACTACTGATTTGTGGGGTACAGCAACTAATCAGAAACGCGCGTCTATCTGGATCAGAGGCGGTGCATACTCCCGCACATTCAAGGTGACATTGACCTCCGTGGCTAATGTAACCACCTCCTACTCATACACAACCCCGGGGGCTGCGTACCCTGGAGTATTGGATACATCCTCTGTGCCCCAGTTCTCCAGCAATGCTGCCGGTACTGACACAGAAGCGGAACTTGTGTATGTCCGAAACATTCAGGGCGTAGCGCCGTGGGGATCGGGCACGCATACATGGCGCACTGATCTGACGTGGGGTCAATGGTCCCCATCCATCACTCTGGTTACGCAGTATGATCGCAGCACCGGATCAGTTGTTCCTACCGTGCTCACAAACTCCTACCCCGCCGCCCCTAGCGCGTCGCAGTATTACTGGGCAACGGGAGATCGCTTTGTGTACTTCAATGCAACTACCTGGGACGCGATCACGGACCCAACGAACCTGTGGGTTATTGTGGGATACACCCACGACAAGGTAGAAGCTAACCCGAACTATACCAG